AGAGTTGGGTCTTACTAAAGAGGACGCGCCAACGTTAGATGGGTACAGGTTCCATCTGAACAGAAACATCTCGACCGAGATCACTATGTCAAAAGACCCTCAGGACGGGGGGTACTTTACTCTGTTGATTGGAGTGTTTATTGATGGGGTTGAAGCGGCATATGTGACAGACTGGATCAGAAACGATGACGAGAATCGTACTAGAGAGTATGCGTTCGGAGTGCCTAAATCCCCTGTCAAACTCATGAAGGAGACCCCAAAGATCCATTCGGTTCAGATCAAGGTTGGGATACGCAAGCGCGTCTTCACCATCCCATTATCAAACAACACCCCAAGATTGTATGAAACGGAATCCGAAGTGTATTACTACAAGATAGGTAAATTACCGGAGTAGTTATGGATCAAAAGTGGGTTGAAAAATATCCATATCTTTTTGGACCTAATGCAAAAGACCCGGATGAAGGAAAAGGCGAGATTGAGTGTACTGATGTAGTTGCTAAACTGATGGAAAAGTTCACCGGGTATGGTGGAACGTTCAGTACTTGGTCAGAACGCCATGCATTCATATATGCGGCGATGATCGGGTATAATGATGTTACTTCATCCGCAGATATCCCACCAGTTCCAGAATTTTGGGTTAGTGAGGCACACTATTGGCTTTCTGGAATAACAATGGGTCGCATGGCAAAGAAGTTAGAGGAAAACGCACCATCAATAAAAGGCTATATCACGGCATTCCTAGCGGGTAATGCTACTGGCGTTGCAGGTGCATTAAAAATATTTGGAGCGTAATTATGGATGTTATAATCTCAAACAACGGTGGGTTTAAAGAGTGGACCTACACTCAGGCGGGTACATTACCGGGCGCAGGCTCAAATCTTTTAACTACTGGGCTAGTACCAATCAGGCCGCAAGGAATATTCCGAATAGATTTCTGTCCCTCAAATGCGGGCGTTCTATCAGTTACATATACGGTGGGAGCAACCACAACCACAGCAACTCTTTACGGGGGATCAACCCTAACAGCAGGTGCATTATATCCGGCAGAGATATTAGTTAATAACACAGAAACTATAAACTTCCAATATACGGGTACTGCGGCAGGTACTTATAGGTTAGTTGTCCGTGAGGTATGACCATGAGAAAGGTAGCGAATCCGCTGCTTATCGTAATAGTGGCGGTGCTGGTTATTGCGGGGCTGGGGGTGGGAGGTGCAAGTGCGAGCCTTCCCCCGGCGGCAAATTTTACAAGTAATGCAACGACGGGGCCAGCGCCGTTTACAGTTCAATTTAATGAAACAACCGGTGCAAACGACTTAACATATTCCGAACAACTAAACAACTCTGTATGGACAGGGACACGCTTCAATATCACAATAGATACTGACCTTGCGCCAGATGGTACACTTACTGCTGATAAGTTAGTCGCAGACTATTCGACAAACACCCATAATGTACAGCAATTATTTACTGCTACAAATAACACCGTGTATACATTTTCAATATATAGTAAAGCATCTGAATTGTTTTGGATAAAAGTATTAATGCCTACCAACTCCGGTCTCTCTCCCGAGTGTTTTTTTGATGTTGGAAATGGGACTGTTGGCCCATCGGCGGGACCAGTAACCGCGACATCAATAGAATCGATCGGTTCCGGGTGGTATAGGATACGCATGTCTGTATATGAGGGGTCCGGTGCTCCGGGAAACACTCTTGTTCGTATATACCCTGCAACTTCAAATACTACAACAAACTTTGCTGGAGATAACGTGGGCGGAGTTTTACTGTGGGGGGCGCAAGTTGAGCCGGAAATATCGGAAACCCCCTATAAAAAAGTTGTAGATACAACAATCCCTTTTCCAACCGCGTGGAACTGGAGTTTCGGTGATGGGGCGACCAGCACAGAGCGGGACCCTGTTAATATATATTCCAGCACGGGGTTATATAACATCAATTTTACCGCAACAAACCCCGGAGGTATGTCATCTAAAAATGTTACGGCCATGATAAATGTAACTCCTGCGTACGTACCTCTCCCGGTAACAGATTTATCTAATACATCAACTTGTAATAGTATTAATTGGACATACACAAAACAAAGTCCTTTTGATATCATCTCAATCTATAAAAACGGGGCATTCGTTCATAACACCACCTTAAGTTATGAAGAGTGGAATCCGGTTTGGGCCAACACAACAAATACGATCTCTACGCATACCTGTTATGGAGATATCTGTAATTCCACTTGGGTAAATTCGACAGCCGATATACCTGTATGTGCTGTTAAGAACTGGCCCAAAGTTATGTTTATTTATGATGACGGTTTCCCCAACATCTTTGATTTGGCTTACCCGATTCATTCAAAATATGGACAAACCGCGACCATAGCCGTTGTCACAAATCGTACATATTATACCGGGCTGCCCTTAAGTTTTTATTGGGATAGTTCTGGGGCTTATGTTGATGATGATTCTATCACTACCCAAAATATGACAACTCTTTATAACGCAGGGTGGGACGTATCGAATCATTGCTCTGACCATAAAGATTTAACTTCGATTAATTCGTCTGAGCAAATAAGACTTATAGGTGACGGTCAGACGTGGTTATTGAATCAGAATTTTACCAGATCGGCACGTTTTCTCATATACCCCGGGGGGGCGTACGACTCATCTGTAATAGCGTCTGCAAAAAGCGTAGGGGTTTTAGCCGCCAGAACTGCATGGGGTGAGGGGACTTTTATTACAATACCTGTGGTGTACCCAGAAATTTATTACTTACCCGTTACAGTCGCGATTTCAAATACAACAGATCCAGAGTACGTTAAAGGCGTAATATTCAACGGGACTGCAAACCAAACTGTAGATATAATGCTTCACCAAATATCAAATTACGATCCAGATATATTATCGTGGACTCCCGATAAATTAGATAAACTCTCTATGTGGATAAAAGATAATGGGTACTCAACAACAACGATCTCTGAATGGTATTCTTTGGACAGCCCATATGTGTTAATGTCCCAGTTCACACCTTGGCCCGGCCCCTTCTCATTAATGTGGCCTCAAGGAATTTTATTTACAGACGCAAGCACAGGAACGCCTACATCATGGGACTGGAACTGGGGAGATGGCACGCATTGTTACACGCAGAACTGCTATAAGCAATGGTATAGTCGTGGTACTTATACAGTAAATCTTACAGTGAACTCAACACTCTCTGACTATTCAAGTAATACAACTATAGTGAATGTGATGAAATGGTAACTAGTGTAACATCTATATTGAGCAACCCGGCTATAAACGTTACTGCTAGTAACAACCCACTTAATGTAGCATTAAAAAATAATCCATTAACAACCGATCTTAAACTAAGAGTTTCATCAAACGAATATGGGTTTGAGATTGTTGAGGGAAATGTCCCCAATCATACTGCTTACACTAAAATAGCATTCAATCCCGATGTTGATGCCGCAGAAGAAGATATGTGGGGTGTTGGGGGAGTTTATGTATTCCCCACTGGTGCTATGAGGATGGAAGTCATCTCTTCAAGTGCTGATGATAGTAGTGCTGGTACTGGCGCTCAGACAGTTAAATTATACTATCTAACAACCGCTTTTGTTGAAAAAACAGAGACTATAACGCTTAATGGTACAAACGCGGTTCCAACAGTAGCAGACGATATTTATAGAGTTAATAACTTCCGTGTATTAACTACAGGTGCAAATAAGGTTGCTGCGGGGAATATTGATGTAAGACACTTATCAGACACTCCAATTTACACTAGAATTCTAGCAGGATTCACTCGTGCTAGGAACTCAATATATACAGTCCCGGTCAATAAGACACTTTATATAGCACAGATTTCATATTCTGTTGGTTCTTCGACGGTTGGACATTACGTTAGATTCACATTAAGAGCAACATACGATGATCTAACTTCCTCTCTTATAAATTTCTTTTATAACTACCACGAGGTCGGATTAACCGATGGTGCTTACACCCAAACATTAGTGTTACCATTGAAATTTATTAGCGGCACCGATATAAAAGTCTCTGTTACAGGTGATGCTGCCAATGCAAATGCACTTTGTAATTCTGCATACAGGGGGTGGTTAGAATCATAATGTGTTTGATCGGACTCCATAAGTGGGGGAGAAAGAAACAGTGGGTTGTTGATGGAAAAACGGTCTTGGCAAGACGTTGTAAGAAATGCGGGAAGGTTGAAAATGCCGTTCGGTGACTCAAAAGACTGGGATGACTGTATCAAAAAGAGAATGGCAAGCGGAAAGTACACAAAAGAGGTTGCAGAAAAGGTTTGTGGTAAGATGAAAGCAGATTTAGAGAAGGGACTCTCAAAAGAGTTTGTTGAGAGCGAACCATCCCCTGAAAAGAAAGACTTAAAGGAGATAGGTCCGGTAGTCAAAGCATGGGAGTTTGAACCAAATGATATACTTAATAGTCCTCGCAAAGTTACTGGCACTTTCCATGTGCCTAAAGTGGATAAAGATAGAGAAATTATAACTAAGGCCGCAATGAGTGATGCTATCCCCGACTTTATGCATCTCCCAATTCTCCACGACTTCCACAAAGAAAGAGTGTTAGGAGTTGTAACTAAGGTTTGGGAAGAGGCAGATGCGTTCCACTTTAATGCGCTCTTTAAAGCAACTAAAGATGTTGATGATGCGTGGAGTAAGGTACAGAAAGGCGAATATGACCATGTAAGTATATTTGGTGCACGGTTGAAAGGAAACGAATCCTGCGGTTTAAATCCTAATCAGCGTGCAACCCCTTGTATTTCTAACAAGATTAGATTAGACTCGATTAGTGCTTGTGATGTGAATGCAAGGAACGATTCCACCTCAATGACTTTAGCCAAAGGAGAGGTAGGATTTATATACGAGACCGAAACCATTATAAAGGCTTTAAATACAGATAGTAATGGTGGAAATGCTTTAATACATGGAACTTATGATGGGGTTAAAAGGGGAGGTAAGGATGTGAGAGTAAAAGAAGTATCTGAAAAAGAAGACGAGGATGAAGAGAAGGACGAGGTTGAAAAGTCAACCCGCACACAAAACGCATCTGTAAAACAATCAAGAGCGTCACAGGAGAACTCCTCGACCAACGACAAGCCGCGCTCTCATGCGGGTCATGTTGAGTACGAAGGAAGTGAAGTAGAGAAATGTGCTTCGTGTGAAGGCAAAGAAACACTCCACAAGGCTAAGGAGTCCTTAACTGGTATTTATTCGATGCTTAAGAAACTTATCCAATCGGATAAGAAAATGGTCGAGAAGGATAAGGAAGTCCACGCAAGCATGGAGAAAGCCGACAAGGACGTGAAACCCAAAAAGGAATGGGAGGACGAAGAGAAACGCGAGGGCATGGAATCTAAGGAAGTTGAAGAAGCCGAAGAAAGAACCAAGCGGTTCCACAAGTCTAAACGCCCTAAGATAACCGAGGAACCGGCAACTAAGAATAGCACTTCCCAACCCGTTAATAAAGATATTAAGGAAGTTGCTAAAGGGCCGGAACGCCCCGCAGTTGGTAATGTTCCTGAAAAGAAAGAGAAAGTGGTTGAGAAAGGAAGTTGGTCAGGAACAAGAACTGAGGGAGCGTCAATATCAACAAAGAAAGATTCTGAAAGCGGTGCGGATAGATTTGGCGTTGGTAAAAATCTTAGTAGATTAAATCAAGGTAGGAACATGCGTACAGGAAAACTTATTAAAGGAGATACTATGGCAGATGAAAATGTAATCGAGAAAGCCAATCTTGAACAGACTGATGAAGAGTTTGTTGAAGAGATTGTTAAGGCTAACATGAAGAGTACTGATGAAATTGTCAAGGCAAGCGTTACTGCTGCGGTTGATGAAATCAAGAAAGCCTTTGAGGGACAAATTGAAGAACTCAAGAAAGAACTCAAAGAGATCAAAGAACAGCCTATGGTTAAGGCAGCCGTTCTTATTCCCGGAGAAGATGGGAAAGTTGACGGTCAGCCGTTGAACTACGAGGCTATTAATAACTTCTTAAAGAGGGGCTAATATGAGTGTAGCGTTTGGATCAAGAGACTCTAAAACTAACTTTGACCTCATGGCAGAAGCATACTGGGACCGCATTCCTAATGGAACTGCGATTAATACCACGTATGCCGCGCAGAGGGCTCAGGAACGTTTTGCATCAAGTAAAGATATTGGGATGCTCCCGTTAGTCGCACCAATCCCCGATGAGATTATTCAGAAGGCAATTTTTGAGTGCGGTAATTACGGAGAGCCCGATGCAGAACAGTATCGTGAAGACACACAGAAACTCCGTGATCAAATCGCGGCTATCCACAAAGCAAGTGGTGTAGAAATCTCTAAAGCAATGACTATGGGTACTTCTTCAAGTACTGGTTCTAACCTCATGCACGTAATCGCAGACGAGGGTGTAACCTACCTGTATAAGCGTCCGTACCCATTGCAGGCACTTATCCCTACCGAAGCAAATAAGGGTCGGCAGGCACTTTGGGATGTCGTGGGTCCGTATGAGTTCGGTCAGTCAATATTTGGTGTTGAAGACCAACAGTTTACCGAGACTGACATTACTACGCACAACCGGTCCGCGTTCATTAAGTTCCTGTATTCGGTTGGACGTATCACGAAAGCAGCACAGTTTGCAGGTCTCGCACAGGTTCCGGCTCGTGACATGATTGCTATCCGTATTGATGCGGCTCAGGATGCACTCCGCGCGCTTCGTGAGAGGCGGATGCTCGGTGTAACTTCTGATGTTACTTCAACTACGAACCTGTTCACAGCAGCAAGCACCAACGAGTATCAGGGTCTTTACGAACTGATTACTACGAACACTGCTACGACTGGAACTACCCCGAAGACATGGGTTACTTCCGGTGGGGCAACCTACGATCAAATCATGGCAGACCTCGATGAGTCTTACCGCAACATGGTTAAGATGGCAATGGAGCCCAACCTTGCAGTGTGTGACTACCGCACGTTCGGTATTATCCGGCGCGGTCTCATGGAATACTTCCGTACTGAACCCGTAATGAAGTTCACACAGGGTATTTCAAAGATTAACCTCGTGTTCCCGAACGCAGACGGTCTCTCGCTTGTCCCGCACCCGTTCATGCCAATGGGAGCAGGTTACGGAGCAATCATGCTTCTGGATACCCGCCTTGTTGCGCGCAGGACGCTGTGGCAGGACCTCTATGAGGAACTCGCTAAGATCAACCTCTCGCAGAAATTCGTTATCTCTGCGGCAGAAACTCTTATCGACAAGTCAGATATTGGGAATGACGCAACTGGTGGCGGAATACCGGCATATTCATTACACGGCGGCGTGTTCTCAATCGCTTGAGGTGAAAGAAGATGGCATCTAACATTACTACTAAATACGACTTTCAGGTGATGCACCTCGTACCGAGCGTTGTGTTTGTGGCTAAGGCTGCTCAGGCAGATTACTTTAGTTTCACGAACTACCCCGGTGTGATCCCAGTTAATGCATCCACCTTCACTATCGTTAATGACACCGCAAGTTGCGTTAACGATACGGTCTCGTATGGAAGCGGTAAGATTAATAACGCAAGCACGGCGTATACTGCAACCACAACTTCAATCGTAGTTGACTCTGTTGTAGCAACCCGCCTGCCCCCGTATTACATCCTTACTGCAAGCGGGGAGATTATGTATTGTACCGCAGATAGCACACCAACAACGACCGGTTCAACATTAACCGTTCGGAGAGGGTGCTTAGGTACAACCGCAAGCGCAACCGGTGTGGCTAACAACGACCCGATTTATATCCTGAATCAGGTTGTTATGGATAGTTCATCTGTAGGAAAAGAAATCCTGATGTTCTACCCAATGCCTGTAGACCCGGGTGTAAAGTTATTCAGCGCACAGAGGGAGTCTTAGATTCCCTATTTTTAGGAGATGTTTAAATGAAGTGGTATAGGTTCTTCAAGAGTTCGGATGATGGTAAAACCGTTACCCTCTCACCAACATGTACTGGCGGATTTGTATTCCCCAATCTATCAATCACTACTGACTCAGCAGTAACTACTAAGACTATTGGTTCTGCAAAGTCGGTCAGTGCAACAGGGACATATGTTCCCATTCAGGCATACCTCAGCGTAGCGGCAGATGCGGCAAGTTCTACAGTGGGTACTTCGTACTTTAAAGTTGTTACTGCGGCAGCAATGAGCGGGCAGATCGCTAACGTTATGGTTCGTACAACCATTTCGCACAATGTCTTTGATGCGTATGGGTTGCAAACCCATTTAGTATTTGGGGCATCTGCAACTGTAGCAACAACTGATGCGAATGCTCACTTAACAGCGCTCTCAGCAAAAGTAACTTTTGATACTTCAACCGTATCAAAGGGGTGGGTTAATGCTGGACTCTTTATCATAGAAGGGGCTGGAACGTGCAGTCAGATGTGCCATGTGGTTAGTCTTGTAGAAGAGGCAGGTTCAACAGGCGCCCAGTCAATGCTTCACCTTAATACAGATGTAGGCACAACGCCGTACTTCTCGTTTGCAGGAGCGGATGGCACCGGCAAGAGTCTTTACACCCACACGGCGGCAGGAACACAGCACGGAACCATTAAAGTCCTTATTAATGGTGTTGCCAAGTGGATTCCGTTCATGGAAGCAGAATAACATAACATATATATTTTTTGAGTGGTAATACTATAACATGAAAGTAGGACTTACAGTATTAGAAAGGCTTGCGGTGCTTAATACACTCCCAAAAGAAGGGAATTATATTACACTTAAGGTTCTCAGAGGCTTAGTAACAAAGGTTGGTTTTCAGTCAGAAGAGATTGCCGAACTCGGAATAACCTATAATGACGAAGGGTCTAGTTGGAACGAGAAAGGTAATGTTCCGAAAGAGTTTGAGTTTGATGATGTTGAATTAGATATCATCAGAAAGCAATTCAAGAAACTAGATAAAGAGAATAAGTTAGTGCAGGAAATGTATTCAACATACGAGAAATTCTGCGCATAAAATAGGTGGGTTATGGCATACATTACACAAGCGGATATAGAGACATATACGGGATTCACATATACTGATTTCAAAGTTGCTGGCGCTGTAATGAGTTCGGTTCAGTGGGCCGCAATGATTACAGCATATATCCCTTATATTGAACAAATGATTAACCGGTATTGTAATGTAACCTCTTTTGATCCAACAACTACAATCACCGAATATCATTCGGGTAGGGGGGCCAACGATGATGAGATGGGCGGATATTCTCCAAGATACTTCACATATGGGTTAGATACGCAGGGAACGACCTATTTAATGTCAGATAAGACTTTCTACTTACGGGAAGTTTTTAATACTTTGACTTCAGTTAAAGAAGATGTTTCTCCTAAAACCTCAGCACCTTCATGGACTGCTAGAACACAGCGCTCTGCGGGTGTAGCAGGAGACTTTGAGGTTAGTACTAAGAATGAAGTAACAGCAATCATATTCCATACTAACATTCCTATGTACGGAGAGAATAACGTAGAGATAGTTTATACTTGCGGTTATCCAACCTCGTCTAACCAATACAAAGAGATACAACTCTGTGCATTAAGGATGATGGGGAATCTCCTGTTAGCCAAGAAGAAGATACAGGAAGTTACAACTATCCGCGCGCAGGGTATCAGAGACTTCAGTCAGATGATGGATATCATGAATGAGAGTGCTGTCTTGACTGAAAACGTGAGGCTCACACTAGACAAGTTCAAGCGTTTCCCAATAGAAGGGAGCATGTTTGACTAACCCTAACTATTTATACTCTTCCATCTTATTTTTATATAATGTATCCGTCAGCAGAAGAGTGGGAACGCATTTTCTCCAGAGCGGAAACGTACATACATGAGTACTTAAGCAACCCTGACATATGGATACAAAGATATTTTCAAAACGGAAAGCAGTTATTTTACGATGAGGAAACGCCCAAAAAGATGAAACGTGAAGGGGAGCATCTTATTGATACGTGGGTCGTATCTCTTAATTTTGACGGAAGATTTTTAAAGTGGAAAATATTTGCTGAAAAGGAAGTTGATGGGTGGAACCTAGAAGAACTCCTTTGGGGGGGAACAGACGATTATACTTCAGAAAATGAGATGGTGTATTGGTACAGATTCTCGGAAGGTTGGAAGGCTGGAAAGAAACGCAAGGGAATAAGGCCGCAGATTGTGAATTCGTTCCACATGTTCCAAAATGACGCAATTGATTATGGTTTAAAGAAGGCAATTCAGGAGTGGGAAGATGACATCGACAGCAACGATTAATGCGGTTACAGACGCAATCATAACTCGTTTAAATACGAACGTGGTTGCGTTAGGTAACTTTATAGCAATCAAAGAGAGAGATCAGGAACCTAGCGTATTAGCGGAATCCGCATCGTATCTTCCAGTAATTGTAGTCATGCCCTTATCAAATAAGGTAGACACATTTACTGAGACTATAGGTACTACGGGAGAGATATATCATAGGTTCTCGTTCTCAATCTCTGGGTACTATGTATTTTCAGGTTTAGATGCAGATATACGAACTATGAGGGGGTATGCATACACTTGTTTAGACTTATTCAGAGGCAGTAACTCTCAGGTGTCCATTGCTCATGTAACTGGTGGAACCGTTGATCCGGGTTACTTTGTGTTAGTAGATAAACCGTTGTATAAGTGGATTGTGACACTAAATATGATAATGATTGAACCCCCTGTATAGAAAACTGTTTATACTTACGTGGAGAACATATATATAGTTAAACAAACTTGAGGTAATTTATGGCAATAAGTACGGACACGTTCTTCGGAAATCGCGGCACGCTTGCGCTTGTAGGTAGTGGGACAAACCCGGCATCTCAGACGATGGCAGTCCTAAAAGGTGTAGAGATTAATGTTACATTTGAACATGTTGAGTTGTACGGTATGGGTACTATATTGAGGGCCGACGCAGCGAAACACACTGCAAAAGTTGAAGTATCAGTGAAGTTCGCTAAGTTTGACCCGACACTTGCATACTTCTTCCCATTATGGATATTGAATCCTACGGGAACCACGACTCCGAGTGGTGTTATTGAAGATACCAATGTTGAGAAACTGTGGACGGTTACTGCCAACTGGGTTGGGACTGGGGGGAAGAAAGTTCAGGCGGTTGTATCGAACGTCTACTTCGATAGTTTCCCAATGCCAATGCCTGAAAACGACTTCGTAGTTATCGACATGAAAGGCCGTGGAGATAATATAACATTCACAAACCCGGCGTGATCTCATGGATATTGAAGCGGAAAATAAAGCACTCGATCTTGTAGAAGAGAAGTATATCGTTGATAATGATAAAGTCAAAGAACTTATTGTTTCAACGAATACGTCATACAAAGAGATATCTATTGGTACTGTAACTCTCAGGATAAAAAGTTATATGCCAAAGAAGACTCGCAAGGATGCGTTACGGGTTGGAAGAGAACTTGAGGGTGCAAATGAAGATACAATATCTGCGATAGAAGAGAAACTGTATCCTATAATTGCATCAATGTGTGTGGACGGGCCATTTACAGATGCACTAACTTGGAAACATATCGACGAGCAAACAGGATGTGTTCAGGCAGTATTATTCGAGATGATAAACGAGGTGATGAAGACCGACGAAAAGGTTAAATCTTTTCGCCGAAAGCAGTGAAGGATTATTATTACTAGAGAAATGTAAAACCGTTGGGCTGCTCCCTTCGGTTTATTTATCTACGGTTGGGGAAGTGGAAGATATGTATTTAACGCAGGCAATCGCCAAGAAATATAAGAGGTAAACAATGGGCGAAGGAACAATAGATATGAGTCAATATATTGGGAAGGGGAGGAAATCCTCACCCATTTCTGAGACAACCGCAGGAGACCCCGAACTTGCGGCTAAGAAGAACGAGGAAATGCTTGCTGAGAAACAACGAAAAGAACTAACCAACGAATTGAAAAAATCAAACGAGTTTAAAAAGAAGTATGGTGTAAAACAAATAACAACCGGCGTTCTTTTAGCAGATGCTATAAAAGCAATGGTTAGCCGCTCTAAAGTACTTAACACGTTGTTAGAGCATATAAGTAGTGCATTAAGTTTGTTGCTTGACCTTATATTACTCCCATTCCTCCCATTATTAGTATACGGCATTGTCCAACTTTATAATGCGGTTATTGGGTTGGGTAAGATATGGAATGAATATATAAGTAAGAAAGATATAGCCGGTGCTGTAGTTACCGGTCCCGCCGCAGCAACACAAGCCGTTGTAGGTCCTGTCGGGTTTGATATTGGGAGATGGATCGGAGAGAACTTTACTGACAAAATAATCCAGTCTTTGATCGATGGGTTCTGGAAATTTGTGGGGGGTATACAGTTAATCTGGGACGCTTTAGTAGATACCTTAAAAGACTGGTGGGATAAGTTAGTTAATATAATATCCTCTGCATGGGATACAATATATAATAAGTTCGATGCCAATTTTATAAAACCCTTAATAAACGCAATAGATTCATTAAAATCCGGGTTAATAGGGATGATAAACTGGGTGATAGATAAGATAAATACTATCCTCCCGACCGGGTTTAAAATATCACCGTTGGCATCTCCGGCAAAGATGGGGGATATGGGTTTACCAAAACCATTCACAGCCCCGCAGATAACAGCAGAAATAAATATTACTGGGTTAACACAAGAAGATTTGCCGGGCAGGATTATGGAAGAACTTAGACAGTTGGGATCGAGGTCTTGGTTATGACGGGTGTAACTTTAACTTATGGTGCAGTGAGTGTAGATTTTAGTAGTTCTACAGCAAGATTGAATAAGTTTAATCATAGATTTACAAATGCATTAATTCCCATTACAACACCACAGAAAGACACACCACTCTCCCTATCAGAAGGCGTGGGTACAAACACAATCGTTATGAATATTGGTTTTATAACTCATACTATAGATCTGGTGTTCACATTAAAGGATGGGCCGGGAACCTTCGATTTTCTATCACCAACAACAAACTATGAAAAAATTATATATATGGCATCTTTCCCCCGCAACGTTAAAACCATAACTTTAAATGGGGGGTCGTCTCCGAAATCGTATAACTGTCAGATTAGTTCGGTTAATATACCTTGGGATGAAGGGAAGAAAGACCTTATGTCTGGAACGATGTCAGTAATGTTATGTAAAGATGTAGTTATGGGGAGCGCATGACAGCGGCGTGTGAATTTGATGCTATCCCTAGAAGTATTACAAGCGGGGGTTCTGTTAGATTCTTCCCTAGAGTCTCCGGGTTCACAAAGCCCCTTGTAGCACACGATCAGACAACCCCAGTAATTTTTAGTCTATATCCTTCTGAGCAAAGCGACACTTATGTAAAGGCAACAACAAAACTCTCAACACAATACTGGCCCTATTTTGCGACAGATCCTTCAAAATCACTTATAGGGAGCGGGTCTTCAAATTCATGGGTATCAAACGGTTCAACAAATTCAAATCAGCGTTTTCATATTGATCTTGGATCGTCACAGATTATTAATCGTATCTACTATGAAAACCATCATATTTTGGGATCAGATACACTTGCCGGATCAAAAACATTCGTTGTGCAAGGGTCTAATGACGGAAGTTCTTTCGCCGATCTGACTTACGCAACAGACACGGGTTGGACAAATATCACAGCAAGTCAGGCAACGTTTGACCAACACGTTGGGGCGGACCAAGCAGATCCAAAATATATTACCTTGACTAATACGACGGCCTACCGTTACTATGCAATCAAGATTACAGATATATGGGGAACCGCTCCGACTTATACATATATGGGATTGAGAAGATTAGAGTTGCAATTATCCACATCTTACACGGTCACAGTTCCAGCATACCTATGGGCATTTGGGGATACGCATAATTTCACCATTGATGGTTCAACTACAGACCTTCTCCTTACGGATGCCGACGATTATTTTGCTGTTAATGACCGAGTTGTTTTAACAACTACATCAACACTCCCCACCGGATTATTCTCTGTGTGCTGTTACTGGATAAAGACAGTGAGCGCAACAGGAATGACACTCTCTTTAACCTCTGGTGGAAGTGCTGTAACTTATGTTGCGTCAACGGGATCGGGCACACATTCTATACAGCATGGTAGCGACAAGGCGACACCAATACGGGCATTCCCTACTGTTGTATCCCCTACACTTTATCCTGTAACTTTGACTGTGAATGATGCCAGTGGGACTGGTACAGCAACAATTACTAAAACCAATTTCATACGGAGCGACGCATGACCGTACCTGATTATCCTACAGATGGCACGTACCATCAAGTGAGTGTCCTTATTTACGACGATACAAATTCAATGATAGTGAACAGGAATCCTTGGGACGGATGTCACTTATACCTTTTAACTCCAAAAACAGTTGATTCTATAGATAGGATTGGAACTGCGACTTTCTCGCTTTTGGATGTTGGAGATAGCAGCGCAACAGAAAAATCATTAATGGTTGAAGCGAAGAATGTAGTTTTCATAACTGGGAAAACCATAACCTTTTCAGGAAAGATCCGCAGGATAACTCAGAACACACAGAACGGATTCACGACATCCACTCGCGCGAAAGTATGGGATGTTGAATGTGATTCTGATCTAGCGAAACTTCAAAAAGTTAATATTGACAGTACAGTACTTACAACTGGTGCTGCAATATACGATACACCGGGGAATATAGCAAGACTCATATTAACTCCCACTTCACCTGCAAGAGACACAAGGGGAGTTATATCCTGCGTTGATGCAAAAGTCTCGTATCAACTCAACTCATCCACTGCGGAACAAGCCGGAGATCAATATACACATATGATGGCTTTAAGTGCTTTAACAAACTATGACTTACGATCAAGAGCCGATTTCCTGTTATATAATTATACAGCATTTGATGGTTCAACCATAATAACCAATTCCGCAGCAGCATGGACAGACGACGAGTTTATAGGGATGTATGCTATTTTCGTTGGAAGAGATGTTCCGGCATCAAAAACATTCACTACAAACTACGCAGTTAATAATGATCGGCTCCTTATAACAGATGCAAATCTTTACTTTGCTATAAACGATAGGGTTGCCTTATCAACTAGTGGTACATTACCTACAGGTTTATCCGCAACAACATATTATGTCAAATCTGTAACATCCACATATATAACAATAAGTACTTCTATTGGTGGTTCAGCAGTAACTTTCTCCACAGACGGTACTGGAACCCACTCAATCATAATGAAAGCGGAAACGAATGGTGTAATGACGTACGGAAAGATTACAGACAATGATGCAACAACAATCACCTGTACAATGGTAAATGCATCGGTCGCTCCACAGTCTTTAGGTTATTTCATAATATACAGAGGTTATTTAATAGACTTCGCCCATGACCTCTCCCAACCATCAGTAATAAAGAACTTCGATGTTAACAAAGACGTATTTGAGTTCTCAGATAATGATGATAAAAGAAAACTTAGTACAAAAATAGTTGCTACTGGAAAGGACTTGCAAGGCATAACTATAAGCGTATCTTTATCAGCAGTCCACAATTATGATAGCACAACGCAGTTCTTTGAGGATTCAACTTCAATAACTTATCCTAGTGAGGGTTATATATTCAACAATGCGTATACAACTCGCCTATTATCAGTCACAGCACACCCGGCAGAAAGTAGTGTGGTATTCACAACAAACTATACAACAGACCCCACAAAATTATTCATAACCAACCCTGAAAATTATTTTCATGTTGATGAATGTATAACGGTGACTAATGCAGGTTCCGGGTCTTTACCCGCAGGTCTAGCAGAAAGTACCGATTATTATATTAATTCTTTAACCTCTGGCGGAAGCGGGTATATTACTCTCTCGACATTGGGGCAGGGGTACGGCCAACCAAACGTCACTTTAACCTCTGACGGTACAGGAACACACTACGCTATATTTATAGGGCAGATGCAAGTATCTTCTGAACGATCATACCTTGCGGTCGGGACCCCCTTAGTATTTTATGGAACAATGCCAACTGGATTGACTGCCGGGACACAGTACTACTCAGGCACAGCAAATGGACCTTTCTTCTTTGTGTGCAGCGACACCGCAGGGGCAACAAGAATTTCGTTTGCTGGTACTGGATCGAGTATCGTAATGACACGTAATAGTGATATTGTCAACCCGCTAACCTCTCCTGTAATAACACCAAAGGTTTATATATATGGACGCGGGTTCGCAATCCCAACTGGTACTGTCATGGCAATGGTAACTCCTCAGGGAAGCGCGGTTGCTGTTACTACATCTGGCACTCCATCTGACGTTGTTTTTAATAATGGAACGCTAGGTATGGCCGTCCAATTAACACAGATGCCGACTGCGGATTACTCAAATAAGGGGTACTTAATGTCGCCCAGATTATATGTGGACGATCATTCAAAAGTCGGGACAAACGAAGTACTCATCGGAGAGGAAAAAATAACAATACCTGCTGTAGGTAATGATACTACTTATGGGAACTATATAGATGTTGGTGCGGCAACTTCGCGTATATCCAGTGCTTCAATAAAATGTTACCCTCACGGAGTCGGAGCGTTGGTAGCACGAACAAATTATACTGAAGCCTCGCCCCAATCTGCATCAGCAGTTGCTACATATGGACTTTATATAGATAAGCGGACTGTGGATAGTAATATTACTTACGGAACGCTTGATTCATATGTCTCAAATCTTTTACTAGGATTAGGAAACTTCTATAAAAAGGCAAATACGTGGGGGCCGATTATTTTAGTTTACGTTCCACACGTTGGGGAGTACTACGGTGGATTGGCGCAAACATCTTTACAAATGCCACCAAGACCAGCAGACAGAGTATCTTTCACAGAGTACACTGGCGGAACTCCTGTAGAGTATCAAATCGTTGCGGTAACAATAGACCACGATAAAATGACAGTATCTTTAGAACTCGGAGACTTCGAGAAAAACGTATTCACATCTTTACAACAGAGTACGAATGCAGTTAATAGGACGTTGACATGAGGTATTTTTTATGGATGACTATGTTGGAAAAACGGATAGAGAGTTGTTAGTAGAGATTTACACTGAACTCAAACATACGAATGCTACTTTGTTGGAGCACGATGGGTGTATAGAAGCACTTGGCGGGGAAATAGAAGAGGTTAAATCAGATATCAATAAAAGTAAAGGGGGATTAATAGTACTAGGCACTATCGGAACTTTCCTTACGGCGAAGGTCTTGGGCTTTCTTAAACTCCTTGGCCTCTAACCTTTTCTTCTTAGCATATTCCCGTTGAGCGCGTTTCTTCTTTTCTTTTGCAATCTCCATTGATTCTGCGAGAGCCGGATTAGACAAAACATAACAAGAATAGCAAACGTCAGCCCCAATGCCCATATAATGAGTCTTGCATCTAGGGCAAAGTATGAGGGAATGATGGACTGCGAAATGACACCTATTACAAAGGATAATACAACCGCTAAGGTAGAGGTCAAGGTATATTGTCGGGTCCGATCCAGACGAGTAGTATGGATGATGTGCGGTAATCTTGTCAGTAGATCCGCACCACTGACACCTCTTACCCTTAGTGAACGCCTTGACTGCATTTTTCCACTCCTTTGTTTGCCAAGTCTTTCTCAAGCGTTTCTTGCGGTTCTTTATTCTTATATTTTCTGGTGACTCCATCAACAGTAATGAGTATTACTGGTTTATCAAGTCTCTCCATGCATTCTTTCATGTGGATTGTGCCACGACTCTTTCCATCCCATATAGCTAATAGAACGTCACCATAGGTCGACATTTTCTCGTTACGTATTAGTGGTGCAATCTTACCATACATCTTGTAATTTGGCAAGAAAACAGTGTAAGGAAGGCTGTAACGCATAGCGTAGAGTACTGCGGATAAGTCCACACCCTTTGCGCCTCCGCAGATGATATGATCGACCCGTTCTACTAAGTCTTCGTACTCAGTTATGTACTTATGTACAATCTCTTTATCTTTGATGCTGCGGCTGCCTGCTACAATCAATTTCATAATCATCTCCATCCGTTCTGTGAAAATATATGTCTGAACACTCTATAAGCAACAGCGTGTGTATTGGATTTGGCTCTTGGCCCACACCCCAACGACAACGCATTGTTTTTCCGTAGGGTCTGCATTTATCTGGCATAGTTCTTCCCCCACATAACTTTATCTTTCGATACGCGAAGGCCGTGTTTTTCCCCGACAGACCATTTTATCGCAGGCCATATTCTGTCAGATGCACCTAACACATTATCATCTATGTGGCGTGTTGTAACTCTTAGTCGTATCCTTGGGTCTGCCCCTATATAATCGAGACCGAATTTAGCCATAATCCTCACCACGCACAATACACGTCCCTAACCGGCAATGCCTCCAATCCCATAAGTGAACTCTATTCTTATTTGTGATAAGTAACCTTATACTGTTAAAATATAAATGATTGTAGTCTGGGCCGGCCCCCCCTTCTATGCACCACCTAAATACCCCCAACACATCCGTTTGCATTGTTACCCCCCCTTACAAGTAAGTAATTTAAGAACATGTGATTGGCATAAAGACTGCATTGCTGTTCGTAATATGTCTCTCCTACCAACATACACGCGTGGTTTTCTATTCCAAAACCCCCGTATTCAACCTCCTTTTGCACGAGCATTACCCCCAACTTTGGTTGAGGATATTGTTTTTATTAAAGATTTGGATTTTGCTCGTTCTGTTAGTTCAAGTTCTGTTCTCTCTCCGTCTGGTGTCGCATAAACACAACCCAAAGGTATATAATATCTCCCGTGGCCGTGGAACCTTTTACATATCACCGGGTACTCCGGGGTGTCATGGATATCGCACATATATTTCTCTTGTAACATTGTGCGGGTTCCGTCATCGTTAACTTTAAATACAGAGTTCTTAACATCTACTTTAAGATGCTGGCACCTGTGCGGGATAAGTAAATATGCGTCATCTATAGTACATCCACGAGTAATAAGATAAGAGATGACTTCTGGAGACATCCCCATAACTTTAGTACCTAAACTACGACAGCAAGCCCCGCAGCGCTTACAATCCATTACCCAACAGGCAACGCAACCTGACCTTTCTCTTTACCCCTTACGGCTTTCTTCCTACCCTGTGGGCAATCTCCAAACAGTACGCGCAGAATCTTATTAATTGTTCTGCACCGTTCATTATACTCACAATCCAAACAATTTATATTTCCGCAATTCAAATAATTCATATCTTCAACTCCAATAATGGTTTAGTATGTTTCCCCCGCTTCTCGAACCCAAGAATGCGGCAACTCTTACTTATAATCTGCTGGCGATACACCGGGTTCCATTTTAGTATTTCATTAGTAGGTTCCTTCTCGGACAGTTCACTTACAATCTCCTGATTAAGTAACCAAGATTTTGTATAAACCACATTTGAACCTTTACTTAATGCGGCTGCTTTCTTCAAGTTAATCTTCTCTTCCACTTTATCAAACAGCATCTTCTCCGTTCCTGTTAGGTAAAGTTTCGATCCATACGCCCTCGCGTTCATATACCCCTCCTTCTTTAATCTTTAAGTCTACCCTTCCCCAGTTAGATGAGAAATGCGGGTACTCAAACTCGCCGGTCTTTTCGTTATAGTACTTGTCGCACTCAACCAGAAACTTACAGTTGTAACACTGTTCAGTACGATACATACCTATACGAGACCAACAAACATTTGAGTACTTAGGATTGGTTCTCAAGTTCATCAACCCTATCTTTGTACTTGTGCCAAAAATCTAAAAGGCGGTTGGCGATTTTATCCATAGAATCGTCGAAACCGTCAGTCAATGCCGCAAGTCGTTGATGAGTGCGTGGTTGATATGATACAGTCTTTCGTGCCATTAAGCACCAAAAATATTAAGAACGAATAACCATTAAGTTACTGTTCTTAGGAATGTTCACTTCATCTGTACCGTTAATGATAACTGTAACCTTCTTAGATGTATGAAGATACACTAACTTAGTTTCATTAATATTAGGTTTCCTTCCGCGTTTACTATTTTTCTCAGTCATGTTTACTCGCCTGCCTCGCCGCATACTCCTTGTCGCTTTCCGCTACGAACTGAACAATTTCTGCGTAGTACTTAATAATTGCCTTAGCCTTTACCACACCAAAACTGAACGCTTCGTTCTCTTTCCCGAACGGGATGCTCAACGTTTTCGATCCCTTGAAATCCCCAACTTCTGGTTGGGAGATAATCCTTTTCTGTTTCTGATAGAAATCTGCCATTTTTCCTCCTGTATAACCTATGTAGGTCATACACGCACATAAATTCTATGAAAATTAAAAAGAGGGATATAAAGGTTTGGGATTGACCGGGCGTACCCGGAATTCCTCTCCCACCTAATATTATACCCCATCACTTAAGAACATTACTTAAGAACTTTTAGATAGCCTGTTTTAGGACTGAATACTCGGGTTTCATTCTTCATTAATTCAATATGACTAAGCGTATCTTCCTCCGCAACCCCATACATTTCTTTCATGTGTTTCACGACGTTAGACACTTCTGCACCATGAGTATCTCCTAAAGAAATTATCGTATCAGTCAATCGACCAATAATATTCGCTGTCCTTTTTGGGTAGCGGTTAATTACTTTATCGACATCCCAACTTCCAGTCTTTGAGTCGTAGGCTATCTGTCTTAAGCAGGTGTCAACTACACTTACAACAAGTGTGGCATCATCCACCGTTATTGTTTCTGAGAGTCTCATTCTAGCAGCAGCCTCACTCATACGGATTAACGCTTCAAGGCTTCTTGCAGTAATAGGAATGGTAGCCATGTTGTTTGCTAATCCACGAACCTTTATGTAGTAATCTTTTATAACGGCTGCGGCTTCTTTAGTTAACTGCGGGTTGATGCTTCTTGCATGAGATACATACTTTCTAAACATCTCAGAGGGAACGGTTTCTTTCACTTTCTGAGTTGTATGAGTGTTTAATATGTAATCCGCAATATCTGAGTCTCGTTTGGGTTCTGGTGTATCTGTCATTGGGTATATTAAATCGAACCTACTGAGAAGGGTAGGTGCTAAATCGAACTGCTGAGCCAATCCCTGACATAAATCAAATCTTCCTAACTTTGGATTTGCTGCACCTAATAAGAAGCATCTTGTATAGAGTTTAGCAACTATCCCGGCCTTAGCAATGTTAATCTCCTGCTGTTCCATTGCGCCGTGGAGTGCTTCCCTATCCTCTGTAGTCATCTTATCTAATTCATCAACTCCTAATCCCCCGCCGTTTGCTAGTACTAACGCTCCCGCCTCCAATACCCAATGTTCGTCCTCTTTGACTGCGGTTGCTGTTAATCCTGCTTTAGATGTGGAATAAGCGTGTGTGAATATACCTCTTGGAACTAACGCAACTGCGGATTTACAGAGTACGGATTTGGCGGTACTAGGATCTCCTATTAGCAGTACATGTATATCCCCCCTTATTCGAGTACCAGCAATTGTTTTAGGAACGCCTCCGAATAATTGTAATGTTATGCCGCGTTTTACATCATCGTTCCCATAAACGGTTGGAGCAATAGAGGATGCAAATAAATCTATAAGGTTGGGTGTTTTAGATAGGGCGGTTATTTCTGATAGGTCCTCGTCACTTATAGTTATATTATCATATGTTTCATCTTTAATAACTATAGAGTTTCCATCAATATACGGCTCAAATATTAATCCATTGTCTCCTTTTATCTTTTTCAGTTTAAGTGTCCCGCAGATTGTGGCTCTGTTTCCCGGGGTAACGACTCCACATAAGTCACCAGTAATAGTTATAGTTATACTCTTTGGTTGGTCACTTCCTCTTATACTTTCAGGGAATTCTTGTACAGTTATTTGTTGGTAATCTATATATTCACCTTGATCTGCAAGCACCCTCCACTTAGCAATCTTACCGCAATTATCGCATTTACTTTCTGGATAAGTAGTATCATTCCCCTGAGGTTTAGACACTCTGGTTGAGCAATACGAACACTCAAATACGGCTAAAGTGGCTTTTGACTTAACCTCAGATACTCTACGAACGATACCTTCAAAAGAGCGAGTCTGTCCTACAAACTCGGATTTAAGATTTCTTATTGGGGTGGTCGGCAGGTTTATATACCTAACCGTAAGTGGTTCAACCCCCAACTCTTTAAACGCATCTACAAAACAGATGTCTGCTAAGTGTTTCTTGCGGATGATTAATTCTGCTAGTCGGTTATTAAGGATAGTAGTGTAGTCTATAGTCAAACTCGATAGGATACCCCCGCGTATTTGTGCAATCTCCTTTCGATACTTTGTGCGTAACGTACTTATTGCGCTTTTAGTTAACTCGTCTTCCATAATAACCCCAATATTATGATTTGGGGTTTTGGTAAGTTGTTAATTTGAGTTATTCTGGTTTGTGTTTTGGACATACGTGGTCTGGATTGACTTGGACGTCGTGTTGACTGCAATAAAACATACCAATATCCAATCCATCAACGCGCGTGGTTCTTTTTATACAATTCATACAACATTTTGAGTCTTTTATACCAGTTGAGTTTGCTACAAACCAATACCTAACAAAACCAGTTTGACTCATTTTATCATCTCATCAAGCAGTTCTTCCCAGTCAGTATCTTCCGGGTGGAAAACGTCATGTACTCCGGGACCTAACAGATTGGATATGAATTGTCCTAACCGTTGGTCGGGAGATTTCATCCACGCTTGTTTTAGTTTAGTACATATGCGCGGAATACGTTTCGGGGCTCTCATTTTTCTTTCTCCAACCGTTTTACTTCCTTATACAATTGTTGGTGGCTCCATAGAATCCCGTCGGAATCGCCGCCGCGGTCAACCCACAACCGGGCAACATCTTTTATGAGTTGTTCTGTCATGACCTCACCAGTATATTTTTCATATAGCGTTGCACTAAATCACGGTCTACTGCGCTCTGTATAGGCAGTACAACAGCAAGCATTTCAATAAGTGCTCGGCGGCATGTTTCCGCGTCATCACAGGTTATTTCAGTCTTGATGTTAGAGTATGGCGTTGCTAACGGGATAGTTACTCCAATCGTAACGCTCTGTACTTTTGACCGGTCATACATTCCAATTTCAGTTTGTTCTGTTTTATCTGTCATTTAATCCCCGTCCATGTTGGATACACTTGGAAGTGTTCCTCAAAGAATCTATTGGGTGCGACTATAGTAACTTCCTTCTCTCCGTAATCATCACCCTTTTCAAAGTTTTCGTTACGAGAGAGTCTGAATTCCTCATTCCACTTAATAATGATGTAACACACCGAGTACTCCAGGTATCTTCCCCCATCGGTTTTCTCTCGTTCCCAAAGCACCATAGGGTATTCCACATCGTAAGGTACTGCTATTCTAAAATCAAATTCTCTCATAATTAACCCCCCTCATAAGTTTACATGTTGGCGTTGCTAGGAAAGATTTTGGGTCATGATATTGAGGGATTAAAACCAATTTGTTATTTGATTTTTGTATTTTAAGCATTATTTGATCGCCATAATCTTTGGCACACATAGCGCGCAACCCCCACCCAGGGGGTTCATTAACTACGTACCAAGCGTATATCTTCATAATCTCTCCGAGTGCGGTTAGTTGTTCGTCAATATATAATCACTGCCAAATATTGTTCTGTGGGTGCCACTGGTGCATAATATCCCGCAACCTTGTAAATTATAACAGTATACCATACATTTACGTTGTTTGTTGAAAATTATTGCATTATACCTATGTTCGCCATAATCACTATTTACATAATCTGTTTGTAACCAATATTCGTACTCATCACTCACAATACCCCACTTAATTACGAACATAGTCTGAGCCTCTCTTTTTAGGATATGGTTCGGGATTTGTTGCACCGAGCGAGTATCGTGTTTTAAGTAACCCTTTGTCTATCCACACAAAAAGGGTGTTAGTAACTTCATCATACAGGCGGAGGTCCCACCAGTTATCACTAGTATATAGAGATATCTCCCAACTGTGGTTATACATAATCCGCTCCAATTTCAATACGAGGTACGCACAGTTCAAACATAGAGTAGTTCCTATATAAAAGACACGTAATTATTTCAATGGGCACGTAAGAGTAATCTTTCTGTGAGTATTTTACAATAAGCGCGCAACTCCTCCCACGCACATCTATTATATGTTCATATACGTGCATAATCTCTCCCAACCGCCATTGGGGGCCTATCCAAGTGGGTTATCGAGGGTATATGAGAACCATATTGGAAAATGATGTGGGACCACGGGCGGCAATTATGAGCGCGAGGTGTTTTGTTCGTAGTGCAATCAACAAACCACAATATAAATGTGTAATTCCTCTCACTATTTATTATGAAGTACATAGTCGCCTCCGATGGGGTATATACAAGTACGATCATTTTCGCATAGTTCAAATCTTTTATTGAAGTAAACAACACAAATATCACTTGGCATAACCCATAGTACACCCTCAAAACGGTCAGAATATTCACTGTCAACCCTGAATTTCATATTACACCTATTTAAAATTATTTAGTATACCAACAGGGGGATTGAACCCCGATGTTGGTTATTTCTTTGCTTCTTTCTCTTTTTCCGTCTCTTCCGGCGGCAAGTTCTTTTTCAGGATTTGGGTTGTGTTCGTGTCAATGACAACTGTCAGTGTGAATGCGAGTTCCAGCACTTTCTCTGCGATTTCGACAAGATCCTTGCGGGTGTCGTCATACGTTGCTGTAATGTTATACAGTCTTATTGAGTTCCCTACTGACTCTCTCATGACGTTTTGCAATACAATCTTGTCATCATCACTCAGCCGGTCTGTGAACTCCTGACCTAAGAACGGCTGCATCTCTGCGATAGAAGTTATGTATTCTTCAACGGTTTTCGCGGATTTCATCTTTTTCTCCTTTGGTTTTATTACTCTGTACCACGCTGCATAGTACCTTCCAAGCGTGAAATGTACTTCAACGGTATCCCCGATTTTTACTGGGGGTTTGTTTTTCACATCTCTCAGTGAAACCTGTGTTATACCCACTCCAAGAATATCCCCTTTTATTGAGGTAACCGTTCCTGAGAGTTCTGTAGCGTTCATACTCCTCCGAAAAAAATATTATTCGACTGAAAAACACTGGAGGCGTTTTACAGCGAATACATTCCCATCACCATCCCTTAATACTCCTTCATCCGTAGTATCAGGAGAGAGTACATCTTCCCTTTTAAGGAACTTGGCGACTACGCTTGATGCGATGTACACAACTCCTTCAACTGCTTCCGGGTTATTAAGAACCCCATCATCTCCTGATAGAGAGACAGGCATGCCGTGAACAGCTCCGTGTGGTTTTGAAGTAACTTTTAACCGCGCTACCTTTCCAGATGGCGGTATTGTTTTCAAATCTTTCCCAACAAGAACTCTCACATTATGTGGTGTGAGATTAACTATGCTCTTAATATTAGAGTAGTCCATACACACCTCCTTTTACCCGACTCCAAAAACAGGTAAAAAGGGGTATTCAATACCGGCAGCGAACGGCTTTTCCGGGCTTTGCAACAGTGCGGAGTTTCCCGTCACAGGTCAGGTCGAAGCCGAACTTCGGGGAGATTTTGCTCTCGAAGTGGACATGACCGGATTTGTTTCCGATGCGCATGAGTTGTCCGCCGGGGGTTGCGATGCCGTTTGCATCCACAAGGTAGATGAGCGTGCAGCCCTTTCCGGTGTCTTTTGTCTTTACAGTTCCGTTGACCTTAACAGGTCGGCAGTTGCTTGCGATTCCCATTTTTTCTTCACTCCATTTCTTTCGTTTGTGTTTTAAGAGTGGTAGTTATCTCCAACACGGGTTTCAACGTTTTAACGTGGCTTGCAGTCCACAATTTCGTTGGATTCTTGCCACTCCCTCCAATCTCGTAGGAGTTCGCCCGTACCTGTCACCGACAAATACGGTTTACGACTCGTAGAAATTTATATAGGGTTATAATTTCCCTCAAACTCCCCCTCAAGGATAGATAAGTCAATTTCTTCCTTTATGAAGTCAAGTTCTGCTTTATCATAGCCGCTTTCACAGAAGATTGTTACCCCTCTGTAGTAGAACACATCTCCCACAACTCCGAGATATACCGCAGTTCTTGAGTCTGATCTCCATTGCAATGCTTCCGGGTTGACTTCTTTTACAAGCGGTAGGTAGTGTTTGCGTTTATTTTTCTTGAATCTCTTGTTGTAATCGTAGTCGTCGTTACCGTCACCTAGGAAATTTCCATTCCATTTAGGGTAAACTTTGTATGTTGTGTTTGAATACTTAAGCCCCCCGTCATCTACAAAAGTACCCCATGTGTAGGTCCAGTTTGGTGTGAATATGATAAACTTTCCGTAATGATCTTTGATGTTTTTGGTCAGTTTATCCATTGTGTATATCCCACCGGTTGACCTACAAAGGTACTTAATAAAATTCATCGTGTCTGAGTGTGTGGATGAATCCCTATACCCGAAACCCGATATAATGCCGTTGTGCATTAATCCTGTATCAAACACTCCCGCAGTTTTCTGTAATGCGTCGTTCCTAATAGAAAGTGGGAAGGGGTGGCAGTTGCCCGCACTTACCGTCCCGTGTGTTGCCATTCGGAAGTGAAACGCCGCTTCTGACTCTTTTGGTACATTCTGGATAATTTTCATTATCCCTTTGATGTCAAAGAGTCCTTTTACGATACAGATGTATTTACCCTCACGCCACATCGCACCAAACCCATCTTTATGAGTTTTTAGGCATTGGGTCAATATGGCTTCGGTTGGGGGTTTTACATCCGGTTCCTTATGCACTATAATACAGATACAAATCCCTCCCGTTTTGTGTGTGCCTCTTCTTCTGTGTCAAAAAGACCAAAATCATATCTTTTTCCATTGATCTGTACTTGTGCCCTCCATTTGTTGATCTGTTTGTCATAATATACTCCGGTGTACTTGCTTGTTTTGTTCCCATGTCTGTTTTGTTGGTTGAGGAATCTAGTTACGACACGGAGATTTGACTTTTGATTGTTAAGTCCGTCTCCATCGATATGATCAACCTCTAACCCTTTTGGGCAGTTTGTTATGAGCCTGTGCATTATCAAAACTTTGTGCGAACCCTCTCTCCTATAAACCGAGTGAGCGGCATATAGTAAGATTCTTCCCTTTACCTTTGTTGTTTGGGAATGCCATTTAATAGTGCGCAATTTCTCATAATCCTCATCGTCAACAATCGCCACTTTTCCGCGAGTGAGTGGAATTTCTTTCATGTGAATATGTGGGTTACAATATCATATAAACTGTGTGTAAACGATGCACAAAGTACACCTCAGATATCCCGCTTCATTCCACGGAGTCTTGTTAAGTATCCTGTGAATTCCTCGTACTTGGACCCTTCTTCACAGAACTCGTCCCAAGTCATTGCCTGAACCTTCTTGGTAGGTAACTTCGACATTTCCACAAGGAGGTCAATCAACTGGATAGTTGCAATCAACGTTTCGTAGTTCAGCGTTCCCCGGAACATGCGGAACTCTACTGTTGCAGAGTTATTTGCACCGAAATTTACAGCAAGACGACGGTCTCTTGAGTTCTCAGACTTGGCTTTACTGATAATATCAGATAGTTGGTCGTTGGTTACGTCAAAGTCAGCATACCGTCTCGCCCAGTTCTCTAAAGAGCGTTTATCTCTCCTTGAGAATATGACGAGTTTGTTCCAGAACTTGTCTACGAGTACGAGTAGTTTCGCTTCTCTGGTGTCGCGTTCACTTGTAGTTCTTCCGAATGCTTCCTTGTTAACGTGGATGTGTAACCCACAAGTAGGATGGTTTGAGTGCCGGTCTCCACTTACTCCGGTGTGGCTCTTATACCCGCATATTTTAGCGGATGAGAGAATGTTTTTCCACGGAAACTCGTTCATGTGGTACTTAAGCGTTGCGGGATGGGATACGATTTCAACACCGCCGGGCCCAAGACTCCCATCAGATTTGAAATAAATCTCGTCACAGTGCGCTCTCGCCATCAACTCTGAACGTCTTTGTGAGTTATCGGTTTCGAGTTCGACACCATAGAATACCAAATCCTCCTTTTCACCGAGGAATACGGGTTTTGGTTTGTGGGAGTATCCGTTGAACCTCACGCCTTTTGCTTCCAGATAGCGCGGAACACAGTTCTCACAGAAAGACTTTCCTTCAAGTTCAAACTCGTGAGTTTTTCGCTTGTCATACACTGTACCACAGTTCTTGCAGGTTGCAAACGAGACAATGCACCCTTCACATAGCCCTTTCTTTAAGTACTGCGGGAAGTGGCGTTCGTTACAACCCTTACATCGGGGAATTTTAGTCTCATAGCAAACCTTACAGATAGGTTCACCATCGACAATGTATAATCCCCCGGCAGAAAGATTTCCCCCACAGTTAGCGCAGGTTTTTATTAGTGCGGAAGAACCCACCGAGTAATCCTCTACCGGAGGATGACCCTTACGTTCTTTCCGCATTTTAAGTCTTTCTGCTTTTACTACATTGCGGATTTCAACGTTTAACTGTTCATTGTAACTTGCAGCGAAGATCGGTCTCCCGCAGTTAGTACAGTACGTACCGAAATCACCGGAAGAAACAACCACTTCTTTTCCGCAACCACAATTAACGGAAACGTAAACCCGCCCGTTTTTGATTGGCATGAATCTCCTTCAATCAAAGTATGGGTACGCCCATACCCACGGGGCAAGCACACCAATCATCAACAATGTTGACGAAACCATATCGCCAAACGATGTGAACCGAGCCCATCCGAGAGCAAGTGCAGCCGCAATGACTATGACAACGATTGTTGCACATATCGAGTAGTAGAAGCACAAGAACTGCGCGCGCCCTTTCATCACATTTTTGCGGTACTCAGTTGCTTTCCTTTTGGCTTCCGCTTTGCAGGCTTCTCGGCGGTCGATTTCTTCCTTTACTTTCGACTCAATTAAGAGTTCCTCTCGTGATTTGATCATGTTACTCAACCTTCTTTTGACCGTATTTGATGCGGATGTTGTTAATCTCTTCAAGATTCTCTCTAGTTACCTGTTCTGGTGTGAATCCGCAATCGCACTCAGAACAGAATTCTCCTGCCGTTTCAAAGTTATCACCTGTACCTGTCGCAATACAAGTGTCAGAGATACAGATTACTCCATCTCTCTGTTTTGAGTCTTTTAATTCATCGAACTTCATAGTCTCTCCCGACTATAATCTTTACCAATGGTTATCCTGTCATTGCGCGTACTGAATGATGCATCACCATCAAAGCCATGATCGCGTTTAAGGCATTTTGACATCTGTATGTATAACACGGACCACCTAAACCTTGCATCAACATCGTAGCAATGAAGCGTGTCCTTAGTACCGCACTCAAGTAACCATTCAAAGATATGCATAGTCATCTCCAGTTTTGATTTCGCCATGAGATGAAGTTATAAGTGGTGGAATGCGAGCGCCTCTCGTCTTAATAAGTTTAGAACTTGTAGGGAATATGATCAATCCCAAATCACAACTTAAATGCGCTTTCGCAATCTTCCACTCCATAACTCACCCATAATCTTTTCCGAATATTACTTTGTTTTGGTGTTCTCTTTGTAGTGGTTCAACAACCGCGTCTTTGTGGGCATCATCAACCCAACCCCACCTTTCGATGTAATTGAATTGTAAACCACGGAGCACCATCCAATACCCAAACGCGGGGATTGGTGAGTGCACGCAGAGATCGTTACCACGAATAAACCAAAACATAGTAATTTCCTTAACTTTCGACAACAATGCGGCCTTTGGAGTCTACTTTGACTCCTTCAATCCAGTCCGGGAGACCGACGAACAAGTGGAGTTTGCCATCTACACCAACAGCAAGTACATCCCAACTCTTTCCGTACTGATCGAAAACCGCCATTATGAGGTCTCCGTTCTGCTTTGAGTTTGGAATATCTTCACCTTCATGGATGTAAATGTGCCACTTCTCCAACGGTTTGCCTTTCATCGACTCGTGGATTTCGTGTTTACATCTTTTTTCAACCATTTTTTCACCTTAAATAATCCTTTCCAATGGCAATGTCGTTCATACCACTCAAAACAAACGGGTGTTGACTCCATTTCCAATTATAGAAAACACCGATTTTGTTTGATCTTGGTTGTAAAACGTGTGATTTACGGATACCATAATCGTACCCCAAATGACACATTTCTCTCTCTTCAAAGACATACCATTGGATGTTCATGTTTTTCACTTCCGGTTTGGCCGGATTCAGAGTGGCGGATGCGAACCGTCAATTCACATTCTCTGATGCTCTTTGGTAGTTTGAACCTCTTTTTAACTTACCCGAAGATATAGTAACCACTTTAGGAGTTGTAGTAAAGACTCTGCGTAATGATCTGTCCCATATATAAAGTAAAGTACTAAAATCACTACCCCAAGGCCACGCCCTCATAGTCATTAATCTATTGTGTCGTATTGCCCATTGCATAATCCTCACCAACTTCAAAGGCGTATTTTTTAGTATATCCTGCTAACCACCTATTAATTACAAGGATATAACTATTCGAATTAATCCACATCTTTAGGCAATCTTTACCTACATACCCGTTAGTTATGAGATCATAATATGGATCAGCATATAAAACCCCCCAACTATAATCTTGCATAATCGTCACCTGTATATATGTGAATTATATCAGGATTAACAAAGAAGGGCACCAATCTTGCGCGGAACTGATGTGGAAAGTAATTCCAAAGATAAATTGTGTTCATTGTATGAGTAAAAGTCAGATCAACAATTCTCCCTCCATCAGCATTCCCCTCTGGATTGACTCTTAATGCGAAATCCTTATATACCCACTTCATAACTGGACGCATTTGTGGAACACCTTCGGATCGTCATGAGTTGTATTATCAGTAACTCTGGAACACCCGTTCTTCCCAAAACACTCACAGGTTAGGAAGTGATACGTACACTTGCGTTTGTTTTTATCACAGTACATAGTCATCACCAATCGCAATTTGTCCACGATTATTTGCTTCAAGGTTAAATATACCGTCCCACGGAGAAGTTAATTGCATATGCTCGCTAAATGTTGATCTGTGCATCGGGTCATAAAAACAATCCGCGCGGCCCGGCCTTTCAACTCCAAGAGGTCTATTAGACTGCCTTACTATCCATTTAAGGATTTGCATAGTCATCACCTTTAACGATTAACTCATTGTAGAACTTAACTGGACGCATATTTTCAGTTACTTCTCCACCTTCTCTTGTTAAATGACCTGCTCTGTGTACTATGAGTATAACTTCTGATTTGTCAACATTTAGAGAGGGTGTACCATACCCCCCAACACTCCATTTAACCATAATCTTCACCTATCATCGGTACTGGGGTTGATCCGTCTTTTACACTCGGCTCACAGTAGAAGAATTTATACTCTCTCCTGTCCGATTCGGGGAAATGTCTATATCTCCATAATGTCCCAACCTTACCAAGATCGCGGATTATAAGTCCTTCCGATACGCTATTAACCTCAAAATACAGGCCACAACGATATCCGTCAGTTAAATGCCACTTAAGCACGTTCATAATCGTCACCTATTGCTGGAACCATATGATACCCATTTTTACAATATTCACAGTAAAAATCTTTGTAAGTATCTGTGTGAGCGGCCCTTCCCATTTTGGTTCTCCACACATACCCTTTAGTTAAGTGCATTAAAAAAGGGTAATTTTGTTCCATCCTATTTAGATTGCCCTCGTTGATCTGCCAAGAACAACGGGTAGGTGTAGTACTTACACGTTGCGTGCATGTGTGAAAATACGGAATTGAAGAGTACGGCATAGGTAAAACCTCAAATAGAGTGATTAACAACGAGTTCGTGTGTAAGTGGTGTAGATTGTGTAGATACTTTTGAGAAAATGGAAAATAAAAATTTGAGTTGCATAAAGATACCTTTATATAGTGTTGTTACCCTCTTTCGTTCAATATATATACTTATAAGTACAAACAATGAATGGCTTTTTAGATATGACTTTTTCATTAAAGATTTAGATATGATATTTTTCAGAGACTTTCTTAAAATCGCGTGTAGTACATACACATTGTATACATTACGTCGGTTCTCTGTGTGTAATACATGTAACATGTGGTCACCTTTTTATTAATATATTAATCGTACTATGCGTTTTTCAGAAAGGTTTATATACTGCGGCGCGGTCATCAAGTATATAATCATTTCCTCTTACTGGAAGCCCATTCACTCGCGGCATTGTATAATGCAGTGCCCCCCATTCCCTAACTTGGAATTTACCATATGAGCGGTCAATATAATATGCATAATCCGCAATTAAGTGAAACTCGGTTCTCTCAATGTTTGAAGGCTCTAATAACCATGGGACGTTATATTTTTCACTCATAATCATCACCTATTACTATCCATTTTCAGTCTGATTCGCCGCTGTTGTTTGGCTCTATAATCAGGTTTGTCCCTTTCCAACTCCCGCCTTTACACCAACTATCTCTGCGTATTTTATTACCTAATATAACTGCGGGTCGTATTCCCCCAAGAACTCTTTCAAACGAAAGGTATTCTCCACTTTCAATAAGCCACTTCATAATAACTCCATGCGCGTAACCAGAATCGAACTGGTGCAATCGCTGTATCAGAACGGCTCCCTACCACTAGGATATACGCGCTAAAAATGTGGTGAATTTAAGTTTCGTTTTTCATTATCTCTTGGCGGTGTTCCGCAATGAGAGTGTCAAAGTGCCGTATCATCTCAAGGCGAGTTGAATCCCTAGGTGTATTATCATAGTGACTAAAAACACATCTATCTTTGCGGTACTTCTCAAGTTTAACCCGCATCTGTTTAAGAATGCGGTATGTGGGGTAAGATATTTCAAGCGAGGCTTCAAGTTCCGCTTCAAGGTCTTTTTGTCGCTGTTCAAGACCCTCTTTGGTATATTTAACCTCTCTTATTGAGGCGCAAATTTGTTTTAACATGATTTCACCAATGATACGGCGTTTCATAATCATAACTTAAATCTATCGGTACAGAAAGATACAGTTCCCTATCTTTAAGGGTTCCAACTCCTCCACTGAATACAACTTTTTGTTGTGGTTGAATTAAAAACGATCTGAAAATGGCCTCTTTTTCCTCCGTATTAACCCCCGGAATCTTTATTACACGTTCGCCTTCAATTTTGATTGCCCCCATCTTCCTTAAAACACCAAACCCTTTAGAGAACATCGGGTGAGATTTAAGTGATGATATTGTGGTCTCATCAATAATAGCATTAAGGAGTTGCGTTTCTGGAAGTCCAGATTTTAAGTATTGTTTACCCTCTTCGGTATAAACAACCCGGTTTGATTTGTAGGTTTTAATATCCAAAAAACCCTCCGATTCTGCGAGTTTTGCCCATATAAGTATATCATTTGGAGATCCGCCGAGTGTTTTTGAAAGTTCTTCTACGGTTTGGGGGGATTTTTTGAGTTCTTTTAGTAACCTCTTTACATTTGGGTGCATGATTTCACCCAGACTTATATTGTATTTTTACAACATGCCCGTATCTATCTAACTTTCTTGCAGCAAACAAAATATCAGTTAGGTGTGATAACCGATCAAAACTATCATAAAAATTAGACGAACACCACGACAGGTCCGGGCCTTTTATTTTTATAGAACCAAAATGTTTTTTAGATGCGCGTTTTAAGCGTTCAAACATATCGTAGTTATACGGCACATTGATATCAACCCCCCTGTCTTTTGATTGTTTGAGTTGCTTTCCTGTAAAGAGCGTTTCCATAATTATCTGGTTGGTGATCCCATACCACCCAATATCAATCCCCTCAAATGCTTTTTTAAAGTCATTTGTAATCTCAGTTTGCACGTTTTTTGGGACATCGCAAATAAGGGTAATTCTTGCGGAACACATCATAGTCTCACCCACAAATCTTAGCGTATAACGCTTTGTAGTCATCAACTGACTTCAAGTACGCTTTCTTTAATGCGGTGATCTGTCTATTATCTTCGCAGTCGTTTAAAGCGCGCTTACAATCAACGCGGAACTTCCATGCGGCATCAAGTGTAGCCTGCTGTTCGGGTGTAACTTTCTTTCGTTCAGTCGGTTCAACAACCAACAACTTCTTTATTGTGGAAGCCGTTGGTCTACCTGCTTCAAGGTTAAGTACAACCATCTGTCGGTCGAACTTCGCATCATCTGAAACAAGCATCTGTGTAATTACATCTTGGTCATCCATAATCCTCACCTCTTATTAGTGGTGTAATCTTAGAAGCAAACAAGCACCACTTATTGTTTATACCAAGTGGGCAATTGGCCCTCGATTTACATTCCAATATCACGGGCAATTGCGAGTCCCACAATATATCAACACTCCAAGCAGTCATGTAAACTCCTCGCTCATCCAGTTAAGGAATCACTGCGGCTTGAGGTAATCTTCACCAAACTCAAACCTGTTAATAAAATTATCTCCTGAGTATTTGTAGGGGTATGTACCATACTCACCCGGAACCACGCAACAACAGGTCTTTTCTACCGGATCTCTTCCAGTAAGCGTATTAGTTTTGAGTTGCCATTGCATAATCATCACCTATCTTGAAGTGGTATCTGAAATTATAGAACCTATTTAGTCCACCACTTCCTGTAGTAAATGCACAAGACCGACTTGTATTTAACTGAGCGTGTAGTGTGCATCCACGAAACTCCCAACTAAGTATTTTAGGTAATGGCGGAACCATAATCACAACCTCTTCGGAAATTCCATTTAAATGAAGATCCCAAACTTAAAAACCCATTATATCCCCCGCAACACCCCCAAAACGAAAGGTCACCCCATCCATTGAGGTCAAAATCCTCATCAAGAAACCATTCTATCAACAACTCCATCATTCCACCAACTTTTGTTGTTTGATTTCATTGCGGAGTTCTAAGAGTAAACATCTCCCTTTACCCAAGGTTCCGGGAATCGGCCTTGTACCAATATCACAACCAACACAACTCTTGCGGCGGTTACAGTTAGATTGTAACGCTTTAAGGATTTGTTGGAGTTTCATAATCATCCCTCATAGTACAATACAGTTGGTTGCGGATCAGTCATCACTACAATACATCCATCGTTCATATGTGGATGCGGAACTACAGTATATTTTAGTTGTAGATTATCCAATAGTTGAATAACCTCATCATAAGAGATAGTTTTTTACTCTCCTTTGAGGGTCTCTCTCACCAATTGATCGATAACCACCCTCAAAGAACAGACTTAAGAATTGCTCTTTTGTTACCATTTTTCACCTCACTTACAATACTTTGTTGCTGCAATGTTATATGCGGAACTTATTTCAGAGTATTTCTGTGCCTCTCTTAAGTTCCCTTTATCCACCGCTTCTTTCATTTTGTTATTAGCCCAACGGCTTTTAGAGACCATATCTGTTCTAGTCGGCATCATTTCACCTCATCGTTACATAATACCAAAGATTACAGCGCGGAATTAACCCCTCATTTCTTATAGTATATCTCTTACTGCAAGAGTATACTTCAACAAATGTGGGACCAAACCAGCAGTTCATTATTTCTCACTCCACAACTTTAAGAGGCATAGTACATACAAGGTATTTCCCATATACAACAGTTTCTTTACCTCTTTCAAGTTTAGCGGGGATTTCCTCTTTGAAAGGATTAGTGATCAGGTTACATGATGTAACAAAGTAGATTACTCTATTAATCACTATGATATCCCCTGCATCAAACTTCTTATTAGTGCGGATTTCAGGCATATTGTAACCACAACCTTTTTAAACTCATCATTTTCTAAGTGAATGATTCTTACCTTAAAGCCCTATATGCGGAACGAACCGTATACTATCCTATCATAGTAATATAGAGTACAAAAAAAGAGACTTAAGAGAGCGTGCAAAAAGAGAGTACCTTAGTGGTACCAATCCCTTAGTACATTAGACGTGTACTTCGAGTGCCTTGTACCGTCAGACACACTGTAGTGGATACCATCATCAAGCATTGCGAATACCGGATTGAATCCACGTGCTCTCAGTTCTGCCTCAAGAGAAGCCTTGTTGCCGTCCGTAATGTTACCGTAGTTGCCCTTGTCATTCCTCTTGACAGTGACTTCCGGTTTCCCGTACTTTCCTTTGATCTGACCGGCGAGAGTGTTCACGGTGGACATGTGCATGAATACCTCCTTAACGGCATCATTTACCGCTTTGCGGGAGGCATCAGCGATTTCAGCCTCAAGTTCAGCCTGATGGGCTACAATGTGGCTTTTCATCAGCCCGGAGGGCATAGCATTGAGTTCTGCCCTGAACTTAGTCAGTTGTGCGTCAGTCGCAGTGGATGCCTTGATAGCGCCCTCAAGCCGTGCTTTTACCGACTCAATACCAGTGAGTGCGGTGGTGATACCTACGAGTTCCTGTGCTGGGGGGACCTCAACTTTTTCCTGAGTTGCCATTTTGACTACTTCCTTCGAAGGCTTATCCTGAGCCTTCATACAATATTATTGGTGATAATATGATATAAAATACTGTCAATCCTTTTACATTAACAGTTAAACACATTACATTAACATTTAGGCCAAAATATGCGTACCGGTAATACTCTATGCGTAATCATACATCAATGAACACATACATACACTAATGTATGCGGGGGGTACGTACATGCACACATACATACAATAGTGGACACACTTATACAACGATGCCCACTTATATACTATATATAGCCCAATGTATACACTTATACACCAATGTACAACTATGTACACTCAAGTTTCACATCTCCAAAACCAACTCGGAGTATAGCCTAGTTGCCTATACAAAAATTTTATTTTTTAGGAAATCACAAATGTTACAGACGTAGATTATATATTGTAACAAATGTAACATATATGTGTAACAAATGTTACAGGAGATATTATGGAAGATACACACACTATACGTATATCAGAATCGGATTATCAGAAGATTATCTTAGCCGCAGATGGGAGGTCTGTTGCAGAAGAGGTCCACCGCATGTTAACGGGGGTTACAAATGTTACAGGCGGTTCAGTTACAAATGTTACGGAGTTTGAGGAACTCAAGGAAGAAATCAAAGCACTCCTTTCACGCATGGATAAGTTCATGACTCACGGACAAGGCGGTATTAGAGTATATCCTATGCCTGTTGATAGGGTAGATGGGAAATGTGTTCCGCGTGTGGTTGAGTTGGAACAAAAGGGTATATCCCGCTCTACTGATTATCCTCCTAATGCTCAAGCGAGTTTTAAGAATGAGTTCCGCACCGCGAAACAAGTAAAGGAAGAGGGTTAAATTCCCACATTATATCTTTGTCTATCTTTTTAAATGTTTAATCCAAAGAGCGTTTCCTTTAGAGTGGAGCGATGCGTGACACGGTTTACAAACAATCTGTAAGTTCTCTTTAGTGTTGTTGCTTCTATTCTCATCTTTGTGATGAACGCATATATTTTCCACAGCCCCGCATATTGAACAGATCCTCTCAAACCCATACTCTTTAAAAGCAATTCTTTGATATGTCTTTGACGATCTCCCGTTTTTCCAATTTGGTCTCTCCGCACCGCGTGGAATATGCCAAGTTATCTCTCTCCCAGTCAATAATAAAGATAGACGGTCCTTACGCTCTTGTGTGTACGTGTCTTTTATCCGCTTTGATCTATACTGTTTCTCACAATCGGGCGAACAAGTCTTCCTATAATGATTGCCATGCAACCAATCTACCCTAACACGAAATGTTTCACCACACACAACACAAACATCCCGTTTTGCGTATTTCTCCAAAGCCTCTTTTTTTGACCGGGTTTTAACACCTGCTTTTTTTAGGGCTAGCCACACTTTGTTAGGTTTTTCATTAATTAACCCCCCAATTTGATACGTACTCATACCAGATTCGTACATCTTTATCACTTCTATTATATCCATATACTTATGTTATTGGTTGTTTAACTATTTAACAGATATGCTATATCGCTTCCTGTCGCGCAATTCGGCGCGTTTTCCTAGATTAAAAGATTCAATGTTTGCAAGATACCCCGAAGCGCGCAAGTAAGAACGGATCTTCACTCACTTTACGCGGGAAACTTGAAAAACATCGTGACTTCCGCATTTACAGGTGGGTTTCCCGCAAACCTCGCAGTTCTGCATACCCGGTGTGACTTCCAGCGCGCACGTACATATATGATCCTTCACGCACATTTCCATTGCTTCTTTCCCGCAGATAGGACAAATATTCTTATGATCATCGAATATAATAAAACAGTTGTGGCATTTACAGCGCATACCCTATAGTAGGTTTTCAGTCGATAAATACACTCGTTTTTGTAGGTTTTGAGTATTTAAATTCTTCTAGTACTGCTTTAGGGCAAGTTGCTTCGTTGTTCATTCTCCATCCTTCTGCCACAATCATTTTCGCCTTAAAAGGAGGATTCTCTTTAATCTCCTCCAAGAACGTCCAGCACGCAGTAATATGTTCTTCAAGGCGGTACAGCGGCAATCCCCCCCGATTCATCATCCGGGTCATCCGAGTCTTTATCCCTATCTTTTCGAGTCTGTACAATGTTAGCAGTACGTATAAACATCTGCCCCTCTATACCAATCCTCATACCAATAGCCTTATCCAACCCCCCCTGACCAATTTCCTTAACTTTCTCCTTACAGTCCGCGCATAATGTAATTTGAACCGTACCTATCCCGCGTTCATCAAACAAAGTAAACTCTCCACGGATGTCAGCAGCAATTTCATACTTAGTAAGCGCAATCCCGCACAGTCCACAAAAATCTACAAACTCGCTCAATTTCCCTCCAACTCTTTAAACTAAACAGTATACCACTACAAACTATATATATGCTCAGTTAAACCAAGTGGACAATGGGGAAAGAGTATATATGAGCCAGTTACTAATATCTTAATACATGCATGAATTAACCCAAGAGGAGCGCCTAAAAGGGTGTACCGCGCCATCTATCTATAAATCAATGGCGAACATGCTAAAGAAGAGGAAGAAGTGCAACTCAAGGTGTTTCTATTTTGATAACTGCCCGTTAATGGCAATGTCCCAATCCGATCCTGACAAGAAATGCGCTATGAAACAGTTCCCCGAAAGGGTCAGAAGTCGTTTCAAGAAAGTCTTCTTAGAAGGGGAAGAGGGGATGCTGAACGAAATCAAAGATGCTATTTATATGTTTCGATTGGAGGCTAATGATAAACGGTCTATCAAAGAGTATATTGATTTAATGCTTAGGTTACATAAAGCAGTCTATGGGGATAAGGTACAAAGAGTTGATGACAGGGAACCGTTGACGATCAACATCCAGCAGTTGAATCAATCTAAGGAAGTTAAAGAGATTCCTGATGGAACGGTTAATGTTGTACCGAGAGTTGAATCAAAAAGAAGTATAGCATACAAGGAGAAAATCATGGAATCGTGTAAAGAAGTGGCAGACGTGGAATCTGACCCGGAAACGTTATTCGACAGTGACAAACTAGATGAGATTATAGGTGGAGAAAATGGTAGCAACTGAAGAGTGTGTATGTGAAAAATGCGGGGCAACTGGGGTGGAGTGGGTAAATTGACGAAAAGAATACTTGTTATTTCAGATATGCACGTAGGAAATCGTGTAAGTATCATGCCTGACGAAGTTTATATTGATCAGGCAGAACGGAAGATGAAAATCGAATCTAACCTTATCCAGAAAAAAATATACACAAAGTTTGAGGAGATGGTGGACGATGTGGGTAGAGTTGATGCAGTACTCAATCTCGGAGACACCTGCGACGGAGTTAACCGGAAATCAAATGGTACTGGTCTCTGGACAACAGATATCAATCTTCAAATGGAAGTTGCTTCTAATCTCCTCAGTATGGTACATACAAATACCTACTTGGGAGTCCAAGGAAGTTACTACCATGTCGGAGATAACCTCTCTTCTGATAAGAATGTTATCGAAGGATTTAAAGGGACCTTTGGGGATGAACTTGCATTGGTTAGTGAAGGTAAGCGGATACATGCATGTCATGACGTTGGGGTTAGTTCCTCAGGTACTTCCTATAGGACGACAGCAATAGCACAGCAAATGATGATTTCCGCACTAAACCCGGAGTATCAGGGATTTAATTTACTACTTAGAGGACATACCCATTATTATGTCAATGTATCGTTCCAACACGCTCAAGGTGTTATTTGTCCCTGCTGGAAGAGTCGTGACGAGTTTGCGGCTAGAAGAACATTAGCGTTCATGCCGCACATGGGCTACCTTGTATTGAACATTAAAGATAGGATTGAAGTTGAACCTCATATCTTTACGTTGAAAGGAAAAGACTTAATGAAGGAAGTGGTGGTGTGAAGTCACTTAAAGTTTTAACTGCTGATGAATGGAAAGAGTTCTTCATCTTTGTAGAGACTTGTCCTAATGCTAAACCAACAAGGGGTGGAAGCAACTGTCTCATAGATGGTGTGTATGCGTACTGCTCACCGTATGGGTGCCCGAGGAAAAATGGCAGACCTTAAAGACCCTGTAATTTGTGACGAGTGCGGCTCAACTAATATAACTAAAGCAGGCACTCGTAAGACTAAAACGTGGGGAACAATCCGCAAGTTTCAATGTGCTGACTGTGGTCACTACATGTCAAATTCTCCCGGAGTTTGGGTTAATACGTATATAACAAACAGGTTACACGAATATACAATAGTGGAGGTATGATGGACGCAATAACTTTTTACGAAGCGGAGGTAAGGAGGCTCAAACAAATTATACAAGATAAGGAAAAACAGATAAAAGAGTTAGAGTATAGGTTATCCCACTCAAAGGAGGATTAATGTTAGAGTACGCAGGTTACATTCTGGCATTCATTGGATTTGCGCTTGGAGTTGCAGGTTCTTGGTATGTAACCCACGATTCAAACCAAGAGCGGAGAAAGGGTTTTTTCATATGGATGTGTGGGAATCCAATCAATGCACTCGTACTCATAGGAGTCATCCTCAATATGTGGAACGGTCTCCCACTTATATTCATGTTAGTGTCATCTACGTACTATTGGTTCACAGCATACCGGGGGTGGAGGAACAATGAAGATCGTTAAGTCTAAAGTAGTCCCTATAGACTCCATAAAACCGAACGAGTACAATCCGAACGAGATGCGGGATACAGTTTATCAGTTCCTCAAGAAATCTATCAAGAAAAGAGGATTCTTAGATCCCGTCATCGTTAATAAGAATGGAGTGATAATTGATGGAGAACACCGACACAAGGCGCTCAAAGAACTTGGCGCAACCGAAGTGGAAGTTAAAGTACTTGATATCTCAGATGAGGAGTGTAAAGCGGAAACAATTAATTTCAACTTAACTAAAGGGACGTTTGATTTAGATAAACTAGGAGAAATATTACTGGAGTTAGATAAAACATGGGGAAAAGAGGTACTAAAGGACAATCTTGTTATGGAGCAGAAACAGATCGACGCTGCCATACGTGCTCACCAACAGGTTGCCACATCCCCCACCGAGAAGCCCTTATGTACGGATGTCCATTCATCATCTACGAAAGTAAAGACTGGGGATATATTTATTCTAGGCCGCCATAGATTAATGTGCGGGGATAGTACGTCTGAAAGTGATGTAGAAGACTTACTGAATGGGGAGAGAGCGGATATCACACTTACCGACCCACCTTATAATGTAGGGTACGAATACAAAGAAGATGAGGATAATAAAACGGATGAGGATTATAAGTTCTTTATTTATGAGTATGTAAACAATGCATTACGATTTAGTCCTTTCTTAATTATAACGCCGGGTAACAGGAATGAAAAGTATTATTACACGCAGTTTGATATGCTTGGGTCAGCATTCTGGTATAAAGGTTTTGCGTTAACCCCCGGCCCGATTAGTCGATGCATGGTTACAGAACCAATCCTATTTATTGGGGCCAAGCCTAAGAATAAAATGTTGGATACCGACCATCTCGAATACCATACCGACAGAGAAGTGGGGCTTAGAGATGCTCACAGTTGCCCAAAACCAATCGGGTTATTCAAAGAACTTGTAAGTACATTCACAGACTTGAACGGCTCAGTATTAGACCTTTTTGGGGGGAGTGGAACAACCATGATAGTATGCGAAAGTTTAAATAGGACTTGTTATATGATGGAAAAAGACCCTACTTACTGCCAGAATATTATTACTCGCATGGAACAACTCGGTATTAAAGCGGAAAAGGTATGACCCAACTAAACTTTACACTCCATGAAAAGCAGATGGAAATATACAATGACACACATAGATTTAAAGTTGTGTGCTGCGGTAGGAGGTTCGGTAAAACCCGCCTCTGTTCTTATATTGTTATAATAAAAGCACTAACAAAGTCAGACCAAGTTATATGGATCGTATCCCCTAAATATGCTCAGACTGCGATTCTATGGAGGATGCTAAAAAAGTTCCTTCCGAAATCATATATCAAGGACATCAAAGAAGGAGATATGGTTATAGAGTTAGTTAATGGATCAACTATTTGGGCGAAAAGTGCGGATAACCCGGACGCTTTAGTCGGGGAGGGGCTCGATCTTCTTATTCTAGATGAAGCCGCGAGAGTTAAACCCGACGCATGGGAAGTTGCGCTTCAACCATCTCTCGCTGATAAGAAAGGTGAAGCGATATTTATATCAACCCCAAAAGGAAAGAATTTTTTCTATGGGTTATACTTAAGAGGTACAAACGAGAGCCAATATCCAGAATACAAGAGTTTCAATTATCCTTCTGTGTGTAATACATCTATTCCGGACTTTGATAAAGAAATCGAGGCTAGAAGAGAAACCACACCAGAACTCATCTTCCGCCAAGAGTATATGGCAGAATTCATAGAGGGTGGTGGAGAAGTATTCCAAGATATACGGGGTGTGTTAGGAGAACACTTAAGGGAACCAGTACCCGGACATAACTATGTGATGGGTGTAGACTTAGCAAAGCATAAGGATTTTACGGTATTGACTGTGGCAGATACTCAGACGGGGAAGGTTGTTCATTTTGAAAGGTTCAATAAGATAGACTGGAACTTCCAACGTGATAAGATAGCGTATGTTGCAAAGAAATATAACGATGCTGTTGCTTATTTAGACAGCACGGGTGTAGGAGACCCCATCGTAGAAGATCTACAAAGAATGGATGTTATGTGCTATCCCTACACGTTTACTGTTAAGTCTAAGTATGATCTTATCAAAAATCTAATGATTATGATTAAGGATAAGAAAATAGGCATCCCGCACATACAAGTTATAATTGATGAAATGTCAGCGTACACATTTGAAGCCTTACCGAGCGGTGTCATAAGGTATGGTGCCCCAGAAGGTATGCATGACGATTGTGTAAGTAGTGTATTACTTACAGCGTGGGGTCTTTCAAAGAACCGCACAGAAGTTGTGGGCGAAATCCCTATGGAAGAGGTACATGAGGAGTATGATGTATCTTCTTATGGTAGTGATGAAGAAAGATATATTGAGTGGGACGAAGGAGATGGTCGTCAATCTTCTAGACTTGAAATACTAAAGCACACCAGAAACTATTAAATACTCCACTCCCATATCTTTATATAGGATTTTTATGGGATTGCGTAGAGGTAAATACAGGGAAGAGGATTTGCTTGATTTAAGTCGTATAAGTACTGTAAGTAGTGTAACACCTACAGTACCCCCGCTAACGGAGCCAATAGTTACTAAAGATATGGATTCGGAAATTGCGGACATGCTGATTAAAGCATCAACTAACCAAGCAGTCTCTCATTATGATTCAAAGGATGTTTTTATAGAGAATAAAGAGAAGAATGATGTAACTGACACCGAATCTATACGCAGAGCAATCCATACTATATCTAACTATTATAATACGCTTGGTGTTTGGCGGGACGATTTTGATAAGTTAACAAACGATAGGTTAGCAAGAAACTCCTATTATTCAATGTGTGAAAAGGCACTCATGGACTATATGGGGTCTATTGAGTACAAGGTTGTAGATAGTAATGGAGAGAGTGTAGAGGTTGCAACCGATTTCATAGACTCCCCCAACCCTCAGGACAGTTTCGACGTTCTCCTTAAAATGGCAATCCGGGATTTAATCAGATACGATGCAGGAGTATGGGTCAAATCCTTCAATAAAGCAGGATATCTTACTGAGATTAAGGGGTATTTAGGGACAGAGTTCTGGAAAGAGATTGATAGGGTTCCAATGTCAATCAACATCCCTAAAGACTACGTAACCAGTGGGGCTAATATGTATCAGGGGTGGTGGTCTCATGGGTATACACAAAGATACTGGCAGCGTTCTCGTACTGGTGTATATATACCGTTCCAACCGGAAGAGATTTGTTACTTCATGTCATACCCGCGCACTGATGGGATTTACGGAACGGATTTCCTTAAGTTCTTAAAGCATCAGTTACAGTACCTAATTGACTCCACAAGAGCAGCAGGCAAGACATTCGAGAATGGTATAGTTCCATCAATCGTTTGGGAACACCCGGATGTAATGTCAAGGGAACAGTTGGCTCAGCGTATCAGGAAAGTAGAGGTAGAGAATCGTGGTTCATACAAGTTTGGTGGCATCATCCACACGGTTAACAACGAGAAGGTCACTACTCTCGCGCAGCGCCTTCATGATATGGAATGGCTTGAGGGTCAAAAGTTTGTGGCCCAACTTATTTGGTCGATGTGGGGGTTCTCTCCGTCCGAATTCATTGGGGAGAGCGATAATCGCGCGACAGCCTACGTTAAGCGAAACATAACCAAATCGCGCTTGCTTTATCCTTTAATGAAGCATTTCGCTTCTAAGATCAACAGGGAAATCCTGCCTTACTTAAAAGGATATCGTCAGGGTTGGCACTTCGAGTTCGTAAGAGATGTTGATCTGGACGACGAACAGAAGGTTGCTCAGACACAGGCAATTAAAGTAACTACATTCAATACATTAGTCTCAATGGGTGTAAAACCCTCTGTTGCATTAAAAGTCTCTACACTAGCAGACGAACTCACTAAACCAGAAATTGAGGACCTTGATGCTTCAATCGAAGAGATGAATATGGGGTTAGGTGGTGAAGGTGGAACTACAGAAGGCGGACTCCCTGACGACACAGAAGCGGGAAGATATGGCAACGGCTCTGAGATGTACGTTGATGCGTCTATTGGAAGTGATGAGGGAAGCAAAGGAACAGAGGCGCCTAGAGATGGAGCGGAAGAGGAGAAGCAGTTCAAGAAAGCGGATTTAGAACTCATAGAAGATGACGGCATCTCAAAAGCGAAGGTGTATATCAACTACCCTAGTGAAGCCCCTCCCGGCAGGCATGTTGGTAGGGGCGCTCGCGGCGGGTACTACTACATTACCACAGTAAGGGAGAAAGGAGCAACCTCAACTAGAGATGAAGGTAAACAATCGGTAGGTTCTAGGAAAAAGAAGCGGAAAGGGTGGGGTCAAAAAGGAGCATCTGAACCAAAGAACGTATCCATTCCACCGCCACCGGATATAGCAAAAGAGCAAATAAAGGTGACTGGAAAAGGTGTAGGATTAGTTGCAACTTTAGATCAGGACCACATCAGAGTCAAGAAGATAGATAATGAAGCAACCAACAACTTCATAAAAGAAGTCGCGGCTCATGCAAAGTCACCATCGAAACAGTATTTATACATTGAAGAGTTAGCCAAACAAAAAGGATTAAACGTAGTGGTGAAGTAACCAAGTAATAACCTATTTATACTTACCACTACAAAGAATTTATATACAGGTGTACTATGGAAGCAACGATTAATTCAATTTTTGTAAGGGACCCGGTTGAACCAGTAGAGTTGGGTCTTACTAAAGAGGACGCGCCAACGTTAGATGGGTACAGGTTCCATCTGAACAGAAACATCTCGACCGAGATCACTATGTCAAAAGACCCTCAGGACGGGGGGTACTTTACTCT